AAATAGCTGCAAAGGCATTGTTGATACCGTCGTTCGTGCCATATCCGTTCACATTCAACTCGGGAATACGCACCTGAAGATATGGGAAGGAAAAGATATTCGTGTTCAAAGTATACTGGGGAACACCTGCGCCTGAGTTGGTAGTAGTTCCGAGAACATCAAACCCTTCCGTGGGCATGATAGCTTTTACGAATTCTATGCGTGTGATATTTTTGAACTTTATATTGGTGGCAGTATTGTATCCAAATCCGGATTGATTATTTGCAGGGTCAAATGTGACTGAAAAGTTATAACGATTTTCTATATTATTATTGACCCAATCACGATCAGCGCTATAGACAAATAGATTATGTTCCGTTTCCTTATATGCTACAATATCATCCTGCGGCTTAATTACATCTTGAGGAAGAACGCGCTCGCGATAGGAATCCGATAGGGATATAGTAGGGTTTGCAATGGCAATACCTTGAGAACGGGATGTGGGAGGGATTTGCCCCGCTTCACCTAGAAGAACCGCGCGAGGATCCGGAAGGGTTCGTGCCGATTGCACAATTTCATTACGCCCTGAAGTGCGCTCTGCTTCACGCATAATCAGAGATAGCTGATCACGTTGGCGAGAGGCTTCTGCGCTATTTCGAAAATCTACATCGGAGTTTATAAAACGATTCATAGATGTGTCTTGAGGGACAACGACAAGTTCCTGGCTTTGGGAAGGGGGTTTCATCGCAGCTTCTCGTGCAGCCTCTGTTTCACGAAGCTTCTTCAACTCTTCAAATCGTGATAAAGGGGAGGGGCCCTCTGGATCCATATTTATACGAAAATCGGGTTGTGCAGGAAGGGGCACTGCAGGTCCCTGGCGCTCATTCTGTATCTGACCAAACCGGCTACTAACATCCATATGAAGACTATCTTCTTCGGGGCGATTGTTGCGCTTCAAATATCCCAAATAGTCTGGAACAACTGCTTGTAGAACTTCTTTATTCAGAAACTGAGGGGTTTGATTGGGATTTTTTGCATAGACTTCTGTCATATAATGTTTCACTGTTTTAATCAAACGTTGTTGCTGTTTTTCATTTAAATCATCCCCCATTCGACGTTGAAAGTCGGTATACAAAATACGTTCTAGCATAGTCTCGTTTTTAAGATTAAAAAACTGGTTATGCGTGCTTGTTCCGGGTCGTATATCTGACATGGATAGGTCTCTCTATTTAAGATGCAGGACCTTTTTAGATTGGATGAAGCGCATTCTTTATGTAGAAAAAAGCCAATCACGAAGATCTAGCATATCAGAATCTTTAGGTTTCCGTCGGGTGATTTGAGTAAATGTATCACCTTCAAGCATACGAATAATGCAATATATACAGTATACACCACATTCTGTATTACTGTATTGTATACGTCGTGCATTATAGAATAACTTCATGCTTGAATCTTGTGTTGTAAGCCATTTCATAAAACGAGCTATTTGCGAGGGGGGTTCCATTCCGTATGAATCAAAATAATAACATTTATGACCTGCCACATCAATGAAATTTGCTACCCAGTGACTACCCGATTTAAAATGGGGGTCCAGGTTGTATACAATTCCAATTTGACGAGTCCCATTTTCAAGAGCATTTTTTACACGAATCTCGCAAATTTCGGTAATTAGACATTGTGTTTCTCCATTCTTCTTGTATGGATTGGGGGCGGCAAAGTCAATAGGAAATGGTCCCATGAATTCAAAATTGGGATATGTATCTTCATATTGATTTAATACATGTGCAATGTTGTTAGAATCAAGCCACATATCGGGATCTGATATCCATTCTTTTGGCATTGCAGGTCTTAAATGTTGATACGCTAGTGCAGCCTTCTCTTTATCGGCAATAGGGAGTTTATTAAGAAAAGTTCTCTCGGCCCCGGGTGGGACATTGAGAACCTTTCCAATTTCATTTCGTAATCTACGGCCTTTATACGATGAAGGAATATCGAGTGTATGGGCTACTTTTTCTAGAATAGCGAGAGGTATGCAACCATGTGGGGGTGTAACTTTTCCCATGGATGGATGACATTGCGAAGGTCCCGGCATTGGTATAATATGTTTCTTGCGTGTATGTTGTTTACGTTTCTTATGTGAATGATCTGGCATCCTACTATTTTATAGATAGATAACCTTATGCAAAACAAGAAAGATGGCAACAAATGCCGAAGGTATTCGCATGGATGCTTATTGGAACTATGTGGGCACACCCTTCCTTTTTTCTGTGATTGGATTTGGAATATTCGTACTCTTTCAAACAAGTGAACTACAACTTGCAAGTGAAGATTATATTCATAGAGAAATAAGAAAACTTCAGCAAGGGCGGATGAAAGGTGCACCAAGGCATTCTGTTAGTGTCAATCCATCCAAGGTTACGCCTTCGGGACTTTCTAGTAAATAAAGTATTCGTGTTATAGAAAGCTAAATGGCCTGGTGGCAATGGTTAAGTTTACTAGGATTTTTCGCCAGTATTATATATACAATCTATACCATATCAGCTGCATCTGCAAGCAGTGATCAAAAAAGGAATATGGTAAGTGCTATCACAAATGTCACAATCGTCAATACAATATTGATGTTGATTTTTGGAGGGACTGCCTATTTTTATCTAGACTCCAACCTGACCGCAGAACGTCCATACATGATTTTAATGTTACATATTAGTCTTCTACTATCTATAATAAGTGTGAGTATTGTAAGTCTTCAAAAACTAAACAGTTAAGATGGCAACAATGCGATGTTGCAGGCGAAACTTTCCCGTCCAAGTCTTTGATACAGGCTGTTGATGGAATGAAAGTCCCTGAAATTTTATTGCGAGTTTCACTTGTTTACCGGGTGCAAATAGTGAGGGTGATATCATACCACGTGACCAAGTGTTTTCATTGTATATATATATTTCATTTGTGAGACCCATCGAAGAAGAGGGACAGTATAAATGAATCGCGCCATTTTCTATAAAAGGTTGGAATCCTTGATATATATTTTGCTTCGTATATAGGGGATTATATTTGAACCATTTTTCTTGATTTTTTATAACTGTATTGATTAACATCTCTTGAAATGTTATAAGTTTATTGGTAACAGGGCATCCCTGTAGAGAAATAACAAGGCGTCCTGAAGCAGCATCATATGATTTTACGGGAAGAAGTGGTAGAAGAAGGCAGAGGTTCATAAATGTTATATCCCCGTCAGAATAAGATAAAGGAGATATAAGTTTAGAACTCTGTATCGGTGTCCCAATATTTATTTCTGAGAGTTCCATTGTATCTAATGGAATGGTCCATTCCATAATCTATCCTATAGTTCATAGGATAGAATGCCTTAGGCAATATACAAACAAAAGAAGCCTTAAAGCTTCACCCCTTTCTCAAATAGATGGACACTCTCTCCATATGTTGGCGGGGTATGGCTGGCACAGGAAAAAAAACAGCCCTACATACGGCGCTCAGACATATTGCTAATATGCGTGATCTTCCCTTTACAATTCAAATGCGCGGTACAGGCGCTATAGGGTCAACAGGGGATGTCACAGAGGCGGGAGCAACAGAAGAAGGTGCGGATCCAGAAGATTCTATGACAGGACAGTTCATGATGGAAACATCCTTTATACATATTGGCCTTGATATTGCTCGTATGTCTATGCAGGACAAACACATTCTAAGACCTATTCTTGGAAACTTGGGACAGGGTTCACAAGTAATGGCAGGAAAACAAGGGCGTGGATCACGTATTCTTGTCCTATATCATGCCCATTTATTGAGTTCTGAATCTGTTCTACTTATACAGGCATGCCTTGAACAGAATGAGGGTGATTTATCTATATGGTTTACATCGGAACTTCCTGTTCCTCAAAGAATACGCGATTGGTTTGTAGAAGTTCCTGTGGGAGGAAAGGATAATTCATTTGAAATATTTCAAGGAATCACACAAGGTTCTGCGAGTTGGTCAAGTATATTTAAAGCAATTATTGATAAATGGCGGACATCCCCCCTTCCTAAGATACAGGATGTGAAAGAAGTAAAGTCATATGTATATGAAATGTTAATGCGAAATCTACGTTGGGTGGAAGCTACTCATTTTATGTTAGATGTTTTCTTATTGCATCCTGATATTACAGAGAAACAGCGGAAGGCTGCGATTGGGGCATTAGCTATGTGCGAGGCTACAGGAGGTGGATATACAATTCCAAGTTATCGTATCCCTATTATCTGGGAAAGTTTGTTTCTTCAACTTCGTACTATTTTTACTAATGCAGTAACAGATGTTGCTGCCCCTTCTACTGGGCGAGTTAGTAAGTCATGCAAAAAAACTATGGGAT